ATTTTTAGAAAAAATGATTTTATTGAAAAGTAAGCGATTGAGATATTTGGGTGTTTTATTTTGGGTGCGACAATGTGAATACTTTTTGGGGTTTATGGCAGAATTAAGGCGGTGCTATTTTTTATGCGTTGAGAAGATTTTTTTGATTGTCCAAGTTTTAGGATCAATTTCTATTTTTGAACAACCTAAAAACAATAAGGCGATAAAACAAAAACCCAACATTAGAACAATTCTAAAGTATCTAATCAAAGTTTTATGCCTTATCGCCTTGCCGTATATTATCATTCTTGGTCTTGTAAGATTTCTATTAAAACTCTTATCTTACCCCTTTCGTGTTTATGTATAGTATCTTCATAACTTTCAGCTAATTGTACTATATCTTTTAATTGTATTCCGTCTTCATTGACTAAATGGGCGACAACTTGGTTTTTCTTTTCCTTGTTGCCAACCCATTTTGATCCATAAGATACAATTTCAAAGGTATCTAAATACATTATTGCTTACTCATTCCTAACATTTTAAATTTAGATAAATCAACATCTAATATACCTAAATTAGATATTCCCGCTTTTTGTAAGTGGTATTTGATTAAACCTAAAATAGCAGGATCACTATTAGAGATATGCAATGCGTCAATTAGCAATTCTTCTGTTTGTTCTAAATCATTAATTGATTTACCTTTCGCAGATTGATTAAATTGCTTTTCACATTCATCATAACATCTTTTAGAGAGATAATCTAAAATCCTATCAGTAAAATCTCTCTCATTTTCATTGTCAAAATCCCTACTACTATAATCTTCTGTCCATTTTCTAATAGTAGAATACCGATTAACTTTGTCTTTTAGACTTTGATAATCTTTTGACATTTTTCCTTTTAACTCTCTTTCAACCTTATCTTTCTCGTCTTTAAATTTCCAATATGCTTTTGCGGAAACTTGGTATTTTTTAAAAGAGTTATCTAAATTAAGCGATTTCAAAAAACTATTCCATTTTTTATCTTTCATTTTTTGAATATCACTTTCAAAGACGGCCTTTAAATCCGATCTTTGATTGTCTATAAGTCTTTTGACTTTAGACCGCCAATGCTCTTTGTCTTCTTTAGTCATTGGTCTTGCTTTTTGTTGTTGTACTTGCGTTGATAGTGCAACCATTTTTCCTCTCTTTCTTTGTTATTGTTTATTGTCGTCTTTTAAGTCTATAAAGCGGTCAGTAAGATCATCAATAATATCGTTTAAATCGGTCAATTCATCACCCATTAAACAAAATTTATGCTCTTCTTTCCATTTCATTAGACTATTTATAGCATTATCAAGTCCCTCTAACTTTTTTTGCTGATAAATTCTGTCCCTATTAATAGAATCTCTTAAATCGTGGCTATCATCCCTTTGTGTCATATTCTAAATCCCTCTCTTTTTCTGTTTTAAACCATTTCCAATCAATTATTTCAAATTCGTTTTCAAAATAATAAATACCATAAATAAAACCTTTATTGTCATCACTTGGTTTATGATCGTACCAATAAACTTTTTCTTTAAGTGTCATTTATTCCTCATCATCATTTTTTAAATCTTGTTTAATTGTTTCTTCGTTAATTTCTTTCCAATCCCAACAATTACTTTCAAGATACTTTTTTAATGTTTTTTGTTCTTCTTTGTGGACATTGTTTAATCTAACTATTATTAAGTGATTAATCATTTATTCCCCTTGTTATTTATAACCCAATCGGGCAATTCCCATTTAGCATTAGGATATATTTCTTTTACTTGTATGCTTTCACAATCAAAACAAACATAGTCGTTTATATGATCGCAAGTTTTACAATCTTTATTTGGTTTAATAAAATCAATATCTAAATACAAATTTGTCATTTATTCCCTCGCCCATTGTTCCTTGACACCTCTATAAAAATTACTATGTATTTTTTTGTCAAGTTTATCATCAGTAATATAAAGACCTAAATCCATATTTCTTTCATAACAACCTTGTTGAGTGCTTAAAAAAGCAATATCAATAGACCTATCTAAATCAATTCTAATATCGTTTTCATCACTATCCGCTATTAGCCCTTTATATTTTTTGTAATATTTATTTTTATCGCCTTTAGGTACTAGATAAAGACTAATATCTGATTTTTCGTCTAATGATTTTAAAAACTTAATTAATGTTTTTACTCTCATATTAACCCCTCTTTCATTAAGAAAAATTTAATTATAAATAATGTAAATATTGAAACACCAATCCAAAAATGAATATGAATTGCAATAACAACACCTAAAAAGGCCAAACACCAGCAAAGACCAAAATATAATGCTCTAATCATTTAAAACCCCTCTAAATGTTGTTTTACTTTTTCCCAAGTATCTAATTCAATAATGCAACTTAAAATCTTTCCGTCTTTTGTAATTGGTTTAACAACAAAAACGGCCTTTCTTTCGGCCCCGAACATATCGGAAAATTTATAAGTATGTTGTATTAAAAACTTTGTTTTAGTCTTTTTCCCCGTCAATAACTTATAATCAATGTCATTAAAAAATCTTTTATTTTCGGGCAAAAAGAATATTGGGTTTATTTGTTTAAGGTCTTGTATTGTTTTAATCATATTTTCCTTTTTGTTTTTTGTTTAATTCATCTATGAAATTTAAAGTTTTAACAACCTCATCAAATAAAGGTTTATGTTGTGAATATTTGCCTAAATGTTTAAGGGCCTTTATTTCATTAGGTTTATTTTTAATTTTAACTTGTATTGTTTTCATATTAAATTACTTTCCGCAAAATCGCTTAATTTCTTGCTTATCGTATAAATATTGTCTTTGCTTTTGATTAATTTATAAAACAACTTTTTAAATGCCTCATCTTCCATAAGAAGAGGAAAAGGGGCCGTTGTTTGCCCCTCAACCATTGAAGCGATCATATCAGTTTTGTTCATTTTTCGCTTTTCCGTTAATTATTATTTTATTTAATAAATGGCCCTTTTTATTTGTATAAGTTAGCCAAATCTTCTCATTTGGGTATTTTTGCAATAATTGTTTTAATACCTTTTTAAAACTCATTGCTTGTAAGATTTCGCTAGACTTATCGGCCCTTGTAATTTGGTATTCATATCTCATAAAGCCCCCGTTCCTTTCATACCTAAATAAGATAAAACACCAATTACAAGAAAACCCAAGATTAAGAATAAAATCATCATGCTTTTAATTTTTCCTCAACCTCTTTTTGTGGAATAATCCTTGCTTTTTCAAAAGCTAGATTTTTCCTCAACCATTGATTGATATGTTTGCTTGTTGTTGTAGAATAGAATTTATCAGTTTTCCAAAATCCTTTTTCATCTATTCCCGCAACGGCCGTAGAATACGAAAAAAAGACACTTTCAACGGGTGTATTTCCGTTGCTGATTTCCGTTTCATTGTTTCCGTGTTTTATCAACTTAATCATTTAAACCCCCTTTTAATTGGTTTTCAATCCAATCAAATTTTGATTTTCTGTTAAGTTTAGCAAATTTAATAGGAATTGGCTTTTTAACTAATTGCGTTAAACAATCTAAATAGCTGTTTCCGTTTATTTGCTCGTTGTTAGTAATAAGAGTATATTTCCCCTTATTTACTTTTATATAGTGATTTAACATTTTAACCTCTCTTTGTTTTATTTTGTTAAACATATCTAACCCTTAACAAAGGTTAAGTTATTAGTCAAACAAATAATAGGCCAAATTGTCGCAACCCATTGAAAATAAAATATTGATAATGTTCTCTAAATGTTCTAATATTGGCTTTACCAATGAAGACGGGGAAATATTAAAAAATGTCAAATAAAACCTTAACAGAAATGGAAAAGTCGTTTGTGGAAAACTTTACCTTAACGGGCAATGCGACACAATCGGCTGAAATGTCGGGATATTCTAAAAAGACGGCAAAGCAACAAGGGTACCAATTAAAAGAAAGATTACAACAAGAAATAGATAGATCAATAAAAGACAAAATGCGGTCAAGTGTTCCGATTGCGGTTGAAACATTAAAAAAACTTATTGAAGATCAAAAAATTCCCCCATCAACACGGCTTCAAGCGGTCAATAGTCTTTTAGATCGTAATGGCTTTGGAACATCATCAACAACACAAATTCAAGATATAACCCATGCTAAAAGCTCGGAAGATTTAAAAAAAGAATTAAATCATCTTCTTTCAACTCTTTCAATAGTAAAGATAAAAGGGGAAGATGACGACAACGGAAACAACGGCAATATCCATTAAAGCTAATTAGATACGCAAAGGCCCTTAAATATCCTTTTCCACACACTAACACACAAAGGCGGGGCAATCTCAACACAAGGCCACATAAGGCCC